GCGATTGTATGCCCTAAATGGTACTTGTTTAATTTTCATCTTGTTTTTTACTTGCCCCAAAATAGAATGATACTACCATAGTGACAATGGATGTTACCCCACCCGCAATGGTAAAATAAATGTCCTTTTGATCCGTTGGGAAATCCCAAAAGATAATTGAAAATAAGATGGCATAACTCAATGCCAAAATTAAAATGGCTACAATGCCCGTTACATTTGCTTTGAATCTGTCCATTATCCTTGACCCACACTGGGCTTTTTTGATTTGTGTTTATTGATGTGCTTGGTATGTCTGCCCAACTTCTTTTTGGGCTTTGCACGAAATGTCGTTGTGTTGGTTGCCATTACATTCCGTTGAGTTTTAGCATATTATTCAAACTCACAGTGTCCATGTCCGCAATGGCCGTATCAACACCCATGAACATCATGGTCTTTGCATACTTTTCCGCCTTGGCTTGTGCCTTGGCAACATCCGCTTTTAACGCTTCCTTTTCTGCAACCTTTGATTCAACCATCTTTGCGTTCATCGTTTGAGCCATTTTCGTGACTTCTCCCGCACTTTGTAGGTTTTTTGATACCTTGTTAAGCAACGCATCTATTTCGTCAATCTGCGGGCTTGGTTTGGCGTTGGCAATTGTGAACACATAACCAGTGATAAACAATGCACTAAATACGATTAAAAGGTTTTTCATAGTTTTTTCATTGTTTGCATGATGCGGATTTCGGTCATGGTTGCAGCCAAACACGAATCGGACTTTTTAAGGGCGTATGTTAGTTTGTCAATCTTCACATCCAACGCTTCTATCTTTTGGTTTGCCTTTTCAATTTGTTCTTTATAGCCCGAACGAAGGTCAAAGTAAAGATAAGAAACGGCCAAAAGCATACAAAAAGCAACGGCAGCAATTGGGTTTTTGCGAAATTGGTCAAACGACACGGGTAGGGCATTGGGTTTTTTAATTGCTGCCATGTCTTAATAAAACGATTAGATGGTTATTTGTTCCACATTCTCCGCACCATAAATGGCTACCAATGCATCGTACACGGCATTTACCAACAATGATTCTGCGGGGATTGTTTCATACGATACAACCGATAATTCAAGGTTGGAAAAAGTGGTGTTGAAATCTTCAATGCCTTGAATCGGGGCTTTTCCTTCTGCCAATGCTTGAACACTTGCAAACACAAAGGTTGCGATTTGGGCGGGGATGATTCCGTCTTTTTGACTTTTTACATCGGCGTAACCTTCTGCGATTACTACTACTGAACCCGATGGGATTGATAAACCGCTTGTTAGGTTTACGCTTGTATTAATTTGAATTGCTTTCATATATTTACAAAATTATAGAATTAAAGTGATGTTATAGTTTCCCACTCTGATGCCGTACGAACACAAAGTTTTCCCAATGTGGAATCGTACACAATCAATCCCGCTGCGGGTGATGCGATGGCGTTCTTTTGGGTTGTTGTCATTCGGGGTGGTAGGAAACCTTGCGTAGTGCTGTCTGCTCGTAAAATTGCACTATAAGAAGTTCCGTTTCCTGTAGTTATGTTGCCAATTAATACAGCACCAGATGATCCTAATCCTTTTAGTGCAATACTCCTATTTCCGTTGTTTGCCGCATTTAAAGCAATATTGCCATTTGAATCATAAGCAGTAATAGATGCAGATCCTTCAGCGTTAAGAGCATTTGGTGTAACGAAAGTTGTACTTGCGGTTGAAGTTGTTAGTCTATTTCCAATAAAATAACCTTGTCCAACACCACCAGAAAAAATACTTAAATTACCATTACTAACATCGTAAACCATTTGCCTTGTAGGCGAAACTGTATTTGCAATAGTTAAATTTCCTCCAAGGGTAATTTTGGGTGCAGTAGACGGCAAAGACAATTCCCCTGCATCGTTAACAGAGAAAGTTGTAGTAGCCCCACTATTCTGCACCAACAGCGATGTAGTGGCGGATGTTGAGCCACTGCCTTTTATGTGAACACGGGCGGATGGTGTAAAAGTTGTGAAACCTCCAATTCCAACCGAACCATTTGAGAGATTAATTGCAACATCTTGCGCCGTACTACTTATTGCAGTAGGTGCGGCTTGACCAATAATGACTGAAAGAAACCTTGAAACTCCCGTGTTGTGTAACGAAGAAGTCGGCGCATTCGTACCAATCCCCAACCTTTTATTAGTATCATCCCAAAAGAAGTTAGCCGCATCACTTGCAAACGCACTACCATTGCTGAACTGAATTGCACCCGATACGCCGCTTGGTGATGTTACCACCGAGATATTCCCACTTCCTAAAATTGATGTGGAATTTATGGTCTTAATGTTTGTTCCCGATACCAATGTATCTTGTTTGGCCGCAACTTGGGTTGTGTTGGCAATTGCCACAGAGTTAACAGTTGGTGAACCCGTCAAGTTTACACCCGCCGTTGATACCTCCATTGGCAAGTCATTTCCATTACCATCAGAAAGTACCTTTGGTGTTCCACTTATGGCGGTGTTATCGCCCGTTTTTATTAGTCCTGGGTATGTTCCCGCAGGGGTTAAGCCGTTTAATGATATTCCCATGATTATATATTATTCCAAGTATCGTTAATTGAATTCCATTGAGTGTTGATTTGTTGCCATTCCAAGGTTGCAAATGTCGGGTTTCGTGTGATTTGCCCGATGCCTTGCGCCCACAAAGTGCCATCACAACACTTTTTGGAGTATGTGTTTTTGTCCTTGCACAAACACGCCCGTGTTCCACCACCTTGCGGGGATGACCTTGATGGGGTTTTCCACCCATTTTGTGTGTTGTTCGGATTATTTGGGTTGTTCCAATTGCTCATTTTCGTATCAATGCAAAAAGTAAAAGTAAAAATAACACCGATCCAATCGCCACACCAATTTTTTGTGGTACGCTGATGCGTTCTTTGTATTGAACTTGTGGTGGTAACTGAATGGTCTTGGTGTAACGGATGGTATCTGCCTTTACAATTGTTTGAACTCTTATCACATCGTGATTTCTGTAAACAATCGTTTTAACGCCATCTTTTTCAATTGTGAGGGTATCAATCGTTTTTGTTGTGAAAGTGTCTGTAATGGTCACAGAATCACGCACAAACACGGTATCAATGCCATACACACTTATTTGTGCCATGGCGGGGTTCTTTTTGATGGCTTGTTCTAAATGCCACTGCGCAGAACACCCCGTCAACAAGATGATAAGTGTTAATAATTTACCACCTTTGACAAACAAATCGCACTTCACCTTATTGATGGTTTTCAACTGCGTCATGTAGGTGGTCAATTTCTTGACCTTTTCATCCTTTGGCTTGTATGTTTTCTTTACAGATTCCATGAAACATAGTTTGACGGATTTGTATTTGGGTATTCACCCGCTTGTTGGTCCTCGGTGTACTGCGAAAATAATTGTGGGTAGTAACTCAAATAATCCACAACCCTACGGCGATAAGTTTCCGCGATGTTTCTTTGGCGTTGAACCAATGTATCAATTTCACTTTTGTCTGGCAATGTGGTGTTTTCGGGGGAGTTCCTCAAAATACCCGCATTGCTTACCTCGTAGCCATGAAACAACAACAAATCGGCCATGGCATAGTGAATCAACATCGGTTGAACATAGTGCGAAACCAAAGTTTGGTAGTTGCCCGTTAAAGTCCCGTTTTCAACCTGGGTTAAAATGTACCGATAAAGTTTAGTTCCCAAAAGTTCTTGAACTTGTATGTCTTGACTGATTTTAACAAAGGGATAAATTTTGTCCACATCCACATTACCACCCAATTGAGTGTATTTGAAGATTAGTTCTTTGTCAACCAGTAATATGTCATCGTTTGCGTACATCTTATTTATTCTTTAATGATCCTTTGTTTGGCATATCAATGGGGCGTGTCTTGGCGGTATTCCACCCACTTGGTGAGAATGGCACACCCGCATTGTCTGCGCTTTTGTTTGATACTTCGTTGTAATTATCTAAATCCCTACTTTCGCCAACCTCATTTGGTTGTTTTGGTAAAAACTTCCCTTTGACTTGTTTGCGTCTGAATGTCAATCGTTCCCATCTGTGGTGACAATTTACACCGCCTTTGTACTTCCAAATTGAATACGAACTTTGACCGCTTGGGGCGAATTGTCCGTTCACACCCGCATCACCCATTTGGATAATATCTTCCCTACGAAATATCACTCCGCTTTTGGCTTCTTGAACCATTGTAGAGCAAAACTCCCTTGAATTGTTGGAAATGAAATCAGGACCGTAACGGTATCGGATTTTGTAAACCCCTTTATCGTCATCACTTTTTTTATTGGGGTTGTCATACGCCAAGTTAAATCTTAATTCTTCATCCGCGTCTGTAACTTCTTGAACATCAATAAGTTCCCATTCATCGGTGTTAATTATTTCCCCCTTGTCTTTCAAATGTTCTATCCAAGATTTTTCGTCTTGGATGGTCATGTCCGCTAAATCAATCTTTTTTTTTTGACTTGCCAAGGATACGCCCGTTTCTTCTTCGCGCGTTTCATCATCAATGACATTCCCACTCAAATCGGTGAATTCCAAAGGTTGTAAGGTCTTGAAATAAAGATTCAAATTGTAGCCGTTAAAGTTCAACACCTTGGTGACTGCATCAATAATCAATCTTTGGAAAGGACGGATAACAACATTGTCAAACAAGATTGACGCTGATTTTAATTCGTCTGCGTTACTACCAAAACCCGTGTTGTCCTTAATACCCAAAAGTAATGGCGATACGATACGATGCGCCACCATGATTTTCTGCATGGATTCTTGGGAAAGGAATTGATATTGGTTGTGGGCATCACTCAATTGAACGGGGGTAATATCCGCAGCCGATTCCTTGCCATCATTCCACGAGATAATAAACCTTCCCGCGTTTGACGATCCGCCAAACTTTTGTTTGATTTGGGCTTCCACAGTGTCCTTAACCTCGGCGGGTGGTTGCCCGTTATTGAAGTTTATCAACATACTTGGCGCAAGGCCATTCATGATGTTGTTAATATGGAAATTGGAAATCTCCGCTTCCAAGTTGGCATATTGCGTACCGCCTTGGTAATCCACGGGTGCGAAGTAAAACGAACCCGTTGAATATGGTTTGATGGTTAAAATACATTCGTTTGCACTTTGGTCATAACCGAACGCCCTAAATTCAATTGGCGTGTGGTTACGCTTCATGTTAGCCCAATCAGGGCAATAGTAGTACTTTTCAATTTCACCCTTTTCGTTGCATTTGGCGGGGCGAAGTGTTTGTTGTGGAAAGTGCTTTGCTTGGACATACTTTTTTCTGTCCTTTGACTTTACCAATTGGAACGATGCTTGCCCCAACATTTTCAAATCCATTGCAACGGCACGAAGGTCATCCGCACTGAACAACTTTTTGAATTCAATGTAACCTGGCAAATCCCTTGATGCCCTTGTAACCTCCAACCCTTTACCAAAGATTTGGTCAACTGTGCCTTTGATGCACGCATTGTTGGTGGGTGATGAATGGTATAAGTCAATCAAGTATTGGTAGTAATTATTATCATCACCATATTGCACCCAATCTTTGTTCTTTTGCTCAATGATGGATGGTGCGGTGTATGATTGTAATTGTATAAATTCTAAACTCATAGTGTTTTCCAATTAGGTGTACCAGGGGCAGTTGTTGTGAACTGCTTCCAAGTGTTGTAAATGTTTGTTGTTCCCGTAATCCAATATCCCAAAACCTCCCAAATCAACACATTCCCATTGTACACACGAAACAACAATTCATCCGTGTTCTTTGCCACTGCGTTAATTGGCGTTAAAACGGGTAAATTCATTGTGATGAAGGAATATGACTTCACACACGCAGTCGTGGTGGAAACCATCGTTTTTGTGGGTTTATGCCATACCTCAATGGTTGCCGTTGACACACCTTCAAAATCCACGAACGATGTGAATGTAACTGATGTGGATGTGTTATTGATGTGCATACCTATAAAACGCAATTCTAACTTTTTGTTACAAAAGAAAACCCCCACCGATTTGGTGAGGGTCGTCAAACTATAAAACTGAAATCAAATTAAGCCGCAACAGTGATAATCGCAGGGGTCAATTCTGCGTAATTATCGGCATCAACGGGGGCGGGTGGGTTTGGTTCACTTGACATCAAAGTCAAAGTATTCAAACGGGCATCACCCATTTGCACACCCCATGAAGATGATCCGCCGTTGGCATCACAACCCAAGGTTTCACCAATCAACCAAAATTGGTCGTTTCTATCCCACACGATGATTTGCCATCTACCTTGTGACAATGTTTTCAAAGTGTCCATATCGGCATCGCCCGTTACTGGGGTTTTACCGCTTGGTTTGAATGACAAAGTAAACAAAGTTTCGTAGGCAGTTGTTCCGTTATCGCGTGAAGCGATTACAGTTGTTTCGATGGTTGACAAACCTTTCAATTCCCAAAAATTTGCAGTAATTGGGGTTGTGGTTGTTCCGTTATCAATCAATGTTACCAATCCCGTACCGCTTTTAGTCACTCTGTTGGCGAATTCAAAAGGGATAAAGAAAGCACCCTTCAAACCACCGACAAACTGCTTACATGGTTCGTATCTATTGGCTAATGTTCCACAAGTTGGCATATTTTTTCTATTTTGTTGTTAAAAAAAAGGGGCGGGTGTTTACGCCCACCCCGTGTTTATATTGTTCCTATAAAATTAGGTTACATTAATTACAACTTGTTGAGTTGGGTTGGTAGCGATGATACCACCAGTGAAACGCATGATTACACGCACATTCTGTGAACCATCAATATCGCTCATGTCGATAACCTTCACTTCGTTGTAGTCGCTCAACAAACCAGTTCCGAAGTGCAAATCTGACTTCATACCCAATACACAGTCGTAATCGTTAAGACCAGGACACATGGTTACGGGGATACCTTGGAAGTTCATTGGCTTTTCACCAACATAGAATTGGAAGTTGTAATTACCAGCAGACAAAGCGGCTTGGTATGCTTTCATGGTAGATGGACCAACATAGTATTGGTATCCTTCTTTGCCATACAATGCAGCGGGTGAGTTGTCCAATGCTTCTTGCAAACGAGCAACAACATTTGATCCAGTTGTAGCACCACTGAACGCACGAACGATTGCAGAATTGTCAATCAAATAACCAACCATACCATCTTGACCAGGAACCAATGCGGAATCATACCACAAATTTGATTTCCAGATACCCAATTCGTTTGCTTGTGCTACTTCGGCAGCGGTTTGTGCCAACATGAATTCTTCAAAAGTTGCAGGCAATTTTTCAAATGCACTGAAACCTGCTTGTGCTGCTTCCCAT